ATCAGATGGGCCAATTGTCGGTGAAAGTTCCGGCCGGGGCTACGCCCGCAGTGATCCGCGCTGCCTTCGAAGGATTGGAGAAAGCCTGATGGCAAAGCTCACCGCCGGCAAGCGCTCCAGCATGCCAAAGAGCCAGTTCGCGGGGCCGGGAAAGTCATTCCCCGTCGAGGACAAAACCCACCAGCGCATGGCAATCTCAGGCGCAACCAGATCATTCAACGCCGGCAACATCTCCAAGGGCACCGAGCAGCGTATCAAAGGCAAAGCTCGCGGGCTCCTGGATGGGCTAGGGAAGAAATGAACGTGAACATGGTTCACAGACCCTCTGCATAAATGGCCAAAACCAAAACAGATATCCGTTCTTTGGCGCGATCATACGGGAAAATGGCCATTCAATCATTGGCCGGAATCGCTCAGAACGGCCAATCCGAGAATGCCCGCGTCGCTGCAGCTCACGTTCTCCTCGATCGAGGCTATGGAAAGGCCACCCAAGTTATCGCTGGCGACGAAGACGGTGGCCCGGTTGTCATCACGTGGCAACGATAGTCATCCCCTATACGCCACGGCCCCAATTCGAAGCCTACCACGACCGCACTGAGCGATTTGCCAAGATCGTTGCCCATCGCCGTTTCGGTAAAACAGTTGGCTGCATCAACGACAAGATCCGCGCAGCTCTGACCAACACCAGGCAACATCCACCACCGCGTTATGCCTACATCGCGCCGACTTATGCGCAGGCTAAAGACGTCGCATGGGCCTATCTGAAATATTATTCCGCGCCAATTCCAGGGATCGATGCGCGCGAATCTGACCTGATGGTAGAGTATCCGAATGGATCTCGCATCAGGCTTTATGGGGCAGACAACTACGACCGAATGCGGGGCCTCTACCACGATGGCGTTACGGTCGATGAACCTGCCCTGATGGACCCCAGGGCATGGCCGGAGGTCATCAGGCCCACATTGGCGGACTATGGCGGCTGGGCAACGTTTATCGGCACTCCGGCGGGCAGGGATTGGTTCTACCGAGTTGATCGACTGGAAGATGGCACCGACGCGCCGGGCTGGTTCAGACGCACTCTCAAAGCCTCAGAGACCGGGATCATTCAGGCTGAGGAGCTTACGAGCCTCAAGGCTGGGTTGACGCAAGACCAGTACGACCGCGAGTTTGAATGCTCGTTCGATGCAGCGATTATCGGTGCCTACTACGCACAGATGTTGGTGAAGGCGCAGGTTGATGGCCGGATCGGGCATGTTTCCGCTGATCCGCTGCTGCCGTTGCGGGCGTTCCACGATATCGGGGGCTCGGGTGGACTAGCCGATGCCTACACCATCTGGATTGTCCAGTGGGTGGGGCAGGAAATCCGGGTCATCGACTATTACGAGTCGGTCGGACAGGTTCTCGCCTATCACGTCAATTGGATGCGCGCTCGAGGCTATGAGAATGCGATCAACTATCTGCCTCATGATGGCGTTGAATCTGACAAGATCACCGGCAAGCGTTACGAGGACCATTGGCGCGATGCCGGGTTCAAGGTTGAGCCCCCGGTCAAAAACCAGGGCAAAGGTGCAGCGTTGCGGCGTGTTGAGGCCCTCCGGCGCATTGGGGATCAGATCTGGTGGAATGCTGCGACTACTGAAGCCGGCCGTAATGCGCTCGTCCATTACCATGAAAAGCGGGATGAAACCCGCAATATCGGACTTGGGCCAGAACACGACTGGAGCAGCCATGCGGCGGATTCAATTGGCATGATGGCAATCTGTTACCAACCACCGGCGAACGAGGCGAATTTCAACCGGGCGCTTAACTATAGCAACGCAGGTTGGCGCTGATGCCTAAGATGGACCATGGCACCTTGAAGACCATGCTCGCCAGCAACCGCGAGAATGCCCTTGCAGCGGTCTCCGCAGCCTTCCTGATGCAGGAACGCGCCGACGCCATGGATTACTACCTCGGCCACATGGAGCACGACATGCCGGCCCAGGACGGTCGGTCAAAGGCCGTCTCGACTGACGTGTCTGATGTGATCGAGGGGCTAATGCCCCACCTGATGGACATTTTTGCCGGATCTGACGAGGTTGTGCGATTTGAGCCTGTTGGGCCAGAAGATGAAGAAGCGGCGCAGCAAGAGACCGATTACGTCAACCACGTCTTCATGCAGCAAAATCCCGGCTTTATGGTGCTGTACGGATTCATCAAGGATGCGCTGCTGTCGAAAACCGGAATCGTCAAGGTTCTATGGGATGAGCAAGAGCTTGAGGAGCGCGAGTCGTATTACGATCTCAGCGAGGATCAGTTTGCTGCGCTTGCACAGGCGATCGAGATGTCGGACGGGGCGATGAAGATCGTCGAGCATACGCAGAATGGTGAGGACGAGGCTGCGGAGCCGAAAGAGGAAGCGGAGCCAGCATGAAGCCTGATTACTGCACCCCTGACGGCCCGAAAGGCTGCGCGAAAGTGAGCCAGCGGCGCTGGTATGGCAAGTGCCCCGACTGTCCTTTGCTTCAGCGTAAGGCTGCGGAGCCCAAGGAAGAGGCTGAGGCGAACTGATGCGCTGGCTTTGGATGCTGCAACGTAAACGCGCTGCCACAGCGCTCTGGTGGGCAGGATGGTTCAATTCTCCCAAGCAAACTCGCCGGCGAGAGGAATATTGGTCGCGGCTTGAACGCACTTATATTGCGCTGAACAAGGCCAAAAATTCGGCTATTCCCGAATGAACGCATATGTCGGCGCGGCGCAGGGCAGCCCATTTCCACAAGGACCAGCCCAGAACGCGCTCGTGTCGACCCCGGCCCAGCAACTTGCTGCAATGCCGCCTCCGCCGCCCAAGCCGGTCACCCACGACGTCACGGTGGTCTCGACCCGCAAGCTGGCCCGCGCCAAGGTGATGGGAGTTCCGCCCGAAGAATTTGGCATTGAGCGCGCAGCCCGCACCATCCAGGATTGCAATTATTGCTTTCATGAGGTGGTGACCAAAACCAGGGGCCAGCTCAAGGATGAGGGCTTCGATGAGGATATGGTCGACGCGCTGACCGCCTATAACGGGCAGTCAACCAGCAATGTCGAGACGCTGGCACGGGATAACGTCGAGGAACACCTGTTTGCCGGTTCTGAACTGAACCCTGCTGGGCAACTGGTGCGGCTTACCGAGCATTACGTGAGGATGGACTATCGCGGCGACGGGCGCCCATGTCTCTACATGGTGACAACTGGTGGCGACCAGGGCGATATCCTCAAGAAGGATGGGAAGGAGGTGATAGTTCCCGTCGACGTGATACCGTTCGCGGCGACCACGCCTGTTCCTATCACCCACCGTTTCTTTGGCCGCTCACTCGCCGATCTGGTCATGGAGATTCAGCGGCAGAAGACCGCGCTAAAGCGTGGAGCGCTGGATAACCTGTATCTGCACAACAATCCGCGGGTTGAGGTGTCAGAGCAAAACGCTGGTCCGAACACTCTGGACGACCTTTTGGTGTCGCGGCCTGGCGGTGTCGTTAGAACTAAAACTGCTGGCGGGCTGAACTGGCAGGTAGTTCCCGACATTACGCCCTCAACCTTCCCGATGATGCAATATCTGGATGCGGAGCTGGAGACGCGAACCGGCTTAGCCAAGCAAACCCAGGGCATCGACGCCAACGCGCTGCAGAATCAGTCCGCCACTGCTGTTGCTCAGGTCTTCAGCGCCTCTCAAATGCGCATCAAGCTAATCGCGCGCATCATGGCCGAGGGCGTGCGAGAGATATTCTCGCTGCTGCACCACACCATCCGTACGCACGGCGGCAAGGAAGAAACGGTCAGGCTCCGGAACAAGTGGGTTCCGATCGACCCGCGTGCGTGGAAATCCCGCGACGACATGACCATCAATGTCGGGCTAGGCTCAGGTGGGAAAGCCCAGCAGTTCGCTCAGACTATGGCGATCGCTAACGTGCAGAAGGAACTGGTAGCCGCGAACAAGACCAATCTCGTTGGTGACAAGGAACTCTACAACACCGCTTCAGAGCTGACCAAGATCATGGGGCACCGCAACCCGGATCTGTTCTTTAAGGACCCTGAGGCAAAAGGACAAGATGGGCAACTGCTCAATCCGCCCCCACCGCCTCCGGTCGATCCCAAAGTACAGGCTGCGCAGGCAAAGGCTCAGGCAGATCAAGCCACTGCCGCGCACAAAGCCGAGATCGAGCAGCAGAAAGCCCAGACCGATGCTGCTCATCAGCAGATGAAGGCGCAGGCCGATATTGCGATTGCTAATGTGAAAGCCGATCTGGATGCGAAGATCGCGATTCTTGATGCCCACCTCAAAGCGGTGCAGGCCGAGCAGAAAATGCAGCACACACAGCAGCAGCATAAGTCCGATATGGCTGGGAAGATGGTCGATATCGCGGTAACTGCACACGCGCACGATACCAAGATGGAGCAGATCAAGAGCCAACCCAAAAAACCGGAGGGTAAGTGATGAACGACGAGCGAAAGACTGAACTGGCGCAACTGATCAACGAGGCAACGCAGCACCGGCTGTCGATGACGGAAGCACTCGTGCTGATCGACAAGCTGGCGGCCGGTGGATGGCTAGTGCCGGAGGACTCCAATCTTGCGGTGGATGGACCCGAGTTTGATGCGGCTGTCAAAGCGGAGATATCTCGTTCCGAGACAGCAAATGATCGTCCGGCTCTCCAGCCGCACCCTGCCATTGCCCAATATAAGCCCCAAGGTGCGGCAGAGCCCAAGGTCGACCATTACACGTGGCCGGGCAAGGTCGAGCCTGTCATGGAAGGCGACGACGTGCCCGATGAGGATGCAGTCGTCTGATGACTGAAGTCCAAATGACTCCATCTGATTTCAATGAAAGTGTCCGGCTCGCGATGGCAAAACTAGCGCGCCGTTGGGAATTGAAAGGCGCTCCTCATGCTTTGAAGGCCAGGGGCAATCATGCAAAGGCGAAGAAGCCAAAACCGAAGGCGAGACGGTGGTGACGGTCCAGAGGGATATCTCATGCTGCCCTCCGCCAGTCCGTCGTATCCGTGTTTGACTTCCCGCTGTTGCACTCTCGGCAGAGGATCTGAAGATTCTCCTCATCAAGCGCCATATGAGGATAAAGCGAGCGCGGATGAATGTGGTCAACTTGGAGGGGATTACCTACGGACCAAGTGTGGCCGCAGCATTCGCATTGGTTCCCTCGAGACGACAATACCTTATATCGAAGTCGTATCCACTGATCGCTGAGATAGAAGAACCGGCTAGTGTCGTACAGAGCGGGGCTCGGTATGTCGGCATTTTTGAAGGTGAGTTCCATCGGTCATATCCTTTTAGTCCGGTTGTGGTGATCGGTAACTAAAAGGGATTGGATCAATGGGAAAGGTAATACATTGCGATTTTGGTGATCCTAGTCGGGGAGCTCCTAACATGCTCATAGGGCGAGGAATTGCCCCACATGAGCCGTCTTGGGCTAGACACCATTTATCTAACACGACACTTGGGAAGCATTTAAGTGCTGCTGAGCTCTGCGGACTGAACCGGAGCGAATGGGCTCAGTATTTCGCTTATGTG